ACCGCCAGTCCGACGTAACGAGTGGCGGCGAGCCCGTGACCGCCGAGGCCGCCTCCACGGACCCGGAATCCGGGACCCTCTACACCGACAGCGGGGAGGGCATCCACTACGCGCGGCTGCCGAACGGCGCCACGGTGACGCCCTACTCAGCGAACTACCCGGATGAAGCCGTCGGGCAGTTCGTGCGCACGGCCCTGCAGGGCCTGTCGGCTGCGTGGGGCGTGCCGCATCACTCGCTGAGCGGTGACATGACGGGCGTGACCTACAGCTCAGCGCGCATTGCCGAAATGGAAGCCCGCGACCTGTGGAAGAAGCTGCAGGAATGGATGATCGAGCGCTTTTGCGCTCGCGTGTACTCCGAGTGGCTGCCGTACGCCCTGCTGTCCCGCCGCCTGCCGCTGCCGATGGATCGGCTGGCGCGCTATGACGTGGCGCTGTGGCAAGGCCGGCGCTGGGAGTGGGTCGATCCCTCCAACGAGCTGGCCGCCGTCGAGAAGAAGCTCGACCTCGGTCTGTCCAGCAAGCGGCGTGAGCAACGCAATCTCGGTCACGACCCCGACGAGATCCGCAAGGAGATCGAGATCGACAAGAAGCTCGACGCCAAGTCCGGCGCGAGCGCATCCCCTGGAGAACCCGTATGACCGACGTCATCGACGCCCCGCGCGCGGCCCTGCGCACCGTACAGATGCCGCAGGTGCGCCGCCTGGCGCCCGTGCAGAGCTTCAACGCCGAGTCGCGCACCGTGCGTGTCATGTGGTCTGCCGGTTCGCGCGTCCTGCGCTACGACTGGTGGGAGGGCGAGTACTTCGTCGAGGAGCTCGACATGGGCGCCGAGGCCTGCGACCTCACGCGCCTGAACGGAGGCGCCCCGGTCCTGGACAGCCATCAGCGCTATGAGCTGGACAACGTCGTCGGCGTAGTGGAGCGCGCCTGGATCGAGAACGGCGAGGGCTACGCGGACATCCGTCTCTCGGCTCGCGATGACCTTGCCTGGCTGCGCCAGGACATCGCCGACGGGGTCGTGCGCAACGTCTCCATCGGTTACGACGTCTCGAAGATGGATCAGCGCGGATTCGATCCCGACACCGGCTACCCGCTGATGGTCGTCTCGCGCTGGCAGCCCTTCGAGATCTCGCTCGTCCCGGTCGGCGCCGATGCCGCAGCCGGTACCCGATCCCCGGAACCCACCCGCACGCCGTGCGAGGTGCAAATGCTTTCGAAACCCGCGGCCCGCGCCGCTCAGCAAAAGGAGTCCACGATGGATGACGTCAAGGAAAAGGCGGGCCAACCGACCCCCGCCGACATCAAGCTGGTGACCGACCAGGCCCGCGAGGCCGAGATCGCGCGCGTGCGCGATATCTCCGCCGTGGGTGAGCAGTGGAATTACCGCGACGAGGCGGCCAAGTACGTGCGCGAAGGCAAGTCCGCCGGCGAGTTCCGGGACTGGGTCCTCGAGCAGGTGCGCGCGAAGAACGCGGCCACCGCCGACCAGGCGCGCAGCATCGGCCTGACCGACGAGGAAGTGAAGCGCTACTCGATCAACCGTGCGCTCGCGGCGATGTTCGCCCAGAAGGAAGGCAAGCGCGACGCGTGGTCGGCTGCCGGCTTCGAGCGCGAGTGCCACGAGGCCGTGATGAAGACGCGCGGCGTCGAGCCGCAGAACGACGGCATCTTCGTGCCGTGGGACGTCCAGGCGCGCGCACTGATGCCGGTCAACATCGGCAAGATGGCTCGCGAGAACCCCTACGCCGTCGAGGCGTTTGTTCGCGCGCTCCTGCAGCGGGACATCAGCGTCGGCGCCTCTGGCGGTGCGAACCTCGTCCAGACCGATGTCCTGGCCGGGTCCTTCATCGAGTTGCTGCGTTCGGATACCGTGATGGGCGAGCTCGGTGCCCGGATGCTCGACGGCCTGCAGGGCAACGTGTCGATTCCGCGTCAGACCGCAGCGGCGTCGGCGACCTGGCTGGCCAACGAAACGACGGGCGCCACCGAGTCCCAGCCGACCGTGGGTGCGCTGTCGCTCACCCCGAAGAACGTGGCGGCGTACGTGGAGATCAGCCGGCAGCTGATGATGCAGGCCAACCCGGCGGCCGACATGATGGTGGCCGAGGACATCCGCCGCGTGCTCGCCATCGCCTTCGATACCGCGGCCTACGCGGGTTCCGGCGCGGGCGGCCAGCCCACGGGCCTGACCGGCACTGGCGGTGTCGGTGCCGTCACCGGTACCTCGCTGGCCTGGGCCGGCATGGTGGAGTTCCAGACGGACGTGGGTACCGCCAACGCGCTGGCCGACGGCTGCGCCTACCTCACCACGCCGGCGGTCGCCGGTCTGCTGATGCAGCGCCAGCGCTTCACCTCCACCGACTCGCCGATCTGGCAGGGCACCGTGCGAGACGGCGTCTGCGCCGGATATCGGGGACGGGCCTCGACCATCGTCACGGCCGCCAGCATGGCTTTTGGCGACTGGACGCAAGTGATCATGGCCATGTGGGGCGACCTGGAGATCGCGCGCAACGACACCGCCGTGTTTCCGGCTGGCATCGTCGGCATCCGTGGTTTTCTCACGTGCGACATCGGCATCCGCCAGGCCGGTGCGTTCTCGGTCGCCACCTCCATCACCTGATCGATCAGACCGCGGCGCCTCAGTGGCGCCGGGTCTCCTGACCCCACATTCGAGCAAGGAGCAAGACCATGGCTCAAGCCATTGCAAAGCTGGTTCAGATCATCGCCCTGCGGTCCTTCCGCTTCATGGAGTACGAGATCCAGGGCACTGAGAAGGTCCACGTCGACACGCGGATCATCGAGCGCGACGAGGTGCTGCAGGTGGACCGCGACTTCGCGCGGGACGTCGTGGCCAACAACAAGGCGGTGCTGGTGGCCGACGGCAGTGCCGGCCAGGAGCAGATCGCCGAGGCGAAGGCCCGCCGTGCTGCGCGCGAGAAGGCGCAGGCCGCGGCGGCTAAGAAGGCGGCCGAGGCACCAACCGGCGAGGAGTACATCGCCGCCATCGTTGCGCGGACCGTGGCGGCCACGCTGGAGCAGTTGAAGGCGCCGGCGGCTTCCTGACGCAGTGAGTTGTCGTTCGCACCCTGGCGACAGGGTGCACTCGACAGATCACTGCGGGAGATTCACATGCCAGTTCAGCTGACCACCAACGTTCGAATCGGTGGCGTAGTGCGCGGTGTTGCGGACGGCGAGCTCATGCTTGATGAGGCGCTAGAGGCGGATCTTGTCCACCGTGGCGTGGCTCAGTACACGCGCGGCGATCGGCGTATCGCTCCGCCGCAGGCGCCATCGATGAGTATCGAAGCCATGGGTGCCGCGCCCAATGGGGGCGTCCGGCAGAACACCATCGCCTTGCAGCGTGCCGCCGCTTCTGGTCGTCGGTGCACTCTCAGTGAGCCCGGCGTCTATCTGATCAACGACACATTGATCCTGGCGTCCAATACGAAACTGGTAATTGGGCCGGGAGTTGTGATCCGGCAGGCGCCTGGAACGTCCAAAAGAATGCTTCAGAACCAAGCGTTCGAGGCTGCGAGCACCGATGTAACGCTTACGTGGTCTTCTGGTGAGAGTTGTACTGTCACGTGGACGAATCACGGCCGCGCCGTTGGTGACTATGTGTCCCTGTTTGATGTCTCGCCGTCTCAGTACATCGGTGTGTTTCGGATCGCTTCTATCACCGATGCCAACAACTTCGTAGTGCAGATGTGGCGTGTGCCGACGACAACGCCCACAGCTCTCAACGGTTCGGTGAAAGCAAAGGTCGCCGATACACACATCACTGTCGATATCCAGGGCAAGCTGGACTACAACATCTCCCAGTCGAACAACAGCGCGCTGGACCCGCTTGACCGTCACGCCGTCATCCTGGGCCACATTGCATACCTGAAGATTCCGAACTTCGAATGCAACAACGCGGTGAAGTACTGCCTCAACATCGGCGCAGCGACTCATGTCGAGTTCAACTCGCACTGTTCGGTGACGAGCTCCGATCAAGTCAAACTGTACGGGCCGCTCAATCACGTCACCGGAACCGCTTCCGGGACGTCGAGCGACGACTTCATCTCCATTCAGACGAAAGAGCCGTCTGCGTTCGCCAGCTACATCTGGACGTACGGCGATTGCCTGGACATCCATCTGCACGACTTGGAGTGCACCAAGCCGTCAACGGTAGCGGGATCCATCGTGGCGATCTACACGTCGCCGAATGAGTACCTTGACGACATCCTGATCGAGAATGTTTCTGGCGCAGTGCCGGGCTACTCTCCGGTGCGTCTTCAGGGCTTTCTGGACTCCGCTGACGCCACGGGCGGAAACATCGGAAAGCTGGAGGTGCGAGGGGTCAACGCCAGAGGCATTTATCAGGTAAAGATCGACGGGAAGTTCACGGCCGAAGACCTGACGTTTCGGGACATCGAGGGATCATTCACAACGCTGACAGCACAGCTGATCCTCGGACTGAATCCTTGCATCATCAAGAAGCTCACTCTGGATCGCGTGTTCCACAGAGATTCTACGTGGCCGACGTCGGGGGCTGCCCTGATTGAGTTTCAGTGCCGCGTGGATGAGTTGGTCATCACTGACCCGAACGTTGTTTTTGTCAACAACAACCCGCAGTTTCTTCAGCTGGCAACCGCCAATGCGTTGATCGACAAGGTACGAATCGAGGGGGGGCGTGTTGCTGGCGGCGGCTCGTCTTTGGTGCGCGTGCAAACTGGCGTTACCTCAAACCCGATCATTGAAGTGGTCGGCATTCGATCGGCCACGTTGGCCATCTGCAACCTAAGCTCCAATGCTCGGGTGTCGTTCTCCGGTGGGTGCAGATTCGACAATGCCAGCAATGGGGTGGTGCGAGCGGACAACACCGCCGCCGTTACGGTGCGCAGCGACGGCAGCAACTATCTGACGTCAGGATCGTGGGTCGTCGCGCCTGCCGGTACGCCGACGTTTACCGTGTACGGGTGGGACGTGGCGATCGATCCGATCGCCCTTACGCAACTGACGGCAACGGCTGGGCAGTACTGCTTTTCGACGCAGGCAGGCGCCGAAGGTGGTCCGTCCGTGCGCGGCCCGTCGGCCTGGTACGCACTCGCGGCCGGCGCTTCCGGCGCCAACGGTGCGATCGCCTGATCATGTTCGCCGAGAACCTCTCCGCCTTCTTCAACCCCGTGCTGCTGGGGACTGCCGCGACCTTCGGGTCTGCGACGGTCAACGGCATCTTCGAAGCCGGGTTTGCTGCGGCACAGGTGGGGCTCGATGCCGGGGTGGAGGGGGCGCGCTACACCTTCACGTGCGCCCAGGCGGACGTGCCGGGCGTCGCGCACGGCTCCGTGCTGACGATCAACGGAACGGGCTACCTGGTGCGCGGCATTCAACCGGACGGCACCGGTGTGGTCACGCTCATTCTGCAGGAGCCCTGATGGCCGCTCATGTTCGCCGTCAGCTCAGGGAAGCCGTTGCGGGTGCGGTGACCGGGCTGACCACGACCGGCAGCCGCGTCTTCCAGACCCGTCATTACCCGCTGGCCGACTCCGACCTTCCGTGCCTGCTGGTGTCGACCGCACGCGAGGAATCTGAGTATGCCCAGCTCGACGGGGCGCTGGAGCGTATTGAGTTCGTCGAGGTCATTGGCGTGGCAAAAGAGGGCGCCGATCTGGACGACAAGCTGGACCTGATTGCCCAAGAGGTCGAGGTGGCGCTTACGGGCGCCGTGACCGTCTCCGGCATCGGCGTTCGGCTCGACTACAAGGGCGCCGACTACGAGTTCGATGCCTTCACCGACAAGCCGGTGGGCGCTCTCCGGCTGCGCTTCGAGGCGCGGCTGTGGACGTCGGCGCCGGACACGCTTCTCAACGCATAGGAGCCAGACATGGCCATCTACAAGGTACAAGGGTCCTCGCTCGCGATCGGCAGCGCCTTCGGCGCGACCAAGACCATGAGCGCTGTTACCAACGCGACGGAAGCCGTGGCGACGCTTGAGGCGTCTCATGGCATCGCCGTCAACGAGTTGTTCCACGTGGTGTCCAGCGGCTGGCAGCGCATGAACGATCGCGTCTTCCGGGCCAAGGCCGTCGCGACCAACGACGTGACGGTGGAGGGCTTCAATACCACGGTGACGGCTGACTATCCGGCTGGCGAAGGCGCCGGCAGTGTGCGCGAGATCTCCACCTGGACACCGATCACGCAGCTGCTGTCCGACATCAGCTCCAGCGGCGGTGGTTTCCGGAAGGCCGAGGTGACCCAGCTGAGCGATATCCGGGTGCGGCAGATCACAACGCTGGCCGAGGCGGTCGTGCTGCAGTTCAAGTTCCACTTCGACCCGGCCTTGCCCTGGTACAACACGGTCCTCGCCGCGGCACGTTCGGGCGCGGTGTTCCCGTACCGGATCACCTACCCGTCCGGCGCCAAGGAGTACGGCTCCGCGCTCTGGGGCATGAACTCGCAGGGTGTGCCCGAGAACGGCGTGCTGGTCGGCACGCTCGATCTCGACGTCCAGTCTGACTCCACGATCTACCTGACCTGATGGACGCCAACGCACTGCAGGCCGCCTCCGAGGCGGCGCGGCGCTTCAGCGTGCGGATCGGCGAGGAGGTCGAGATGCAGTGCCTCCTCCCGACCCGACTCGAGGAGCGCTTTGTGGCGCGCGAGTCCATGGTCGGCCGCGAGCTGAACACGCTGCGCATGAATCACGCGTTCCTCACGGCCGGCGTGATCGGCTGGTCCGGGGTGCGGCAGTGTCACCTCGTGCCAGGTGCCGCACGGGATCCGCTGGGGTTCGACGCGGCGACCCTGCGCCTGGCGCTGGCTGAGCGCACCGACTGGTTCGACGAGCTGGCCGGTGAGTTCGCGCGGCGGCTCAACGAGCGCCGTGAGCGCTTCGAGGCCGACGAGGGAAACTCGTCGAGCGTCTCACCTGGGAGCTGACCCAGCGTGAGGCGCCTACCTCCGGTCCGCTCTCTGGCCTGCGCACGGCCCCGCCTCCAGTGCTTCGCCGCATGGGCGAGATCGTGCTGCACTGCTGGCGGCTCCTGGGTGGCGTGCACCCTGAACGCCTGGCGGCAATCGTGGGCCTGCTGCCGCCGTGCGATCCCGACGAGTTGCTCGAGCACCTGGTCACGGTGCGTCGCATGATCGAGGGCGCGTAGATGGCCGACAGCATCGCGAAGATTGTCCTGGAAGGCGAGAACCGCTCCCGGCAAGCATTCCGGGAGGTGGAGTCGTCGCTTCGCAGCCTGGACCAGAACGCTTCCGGGTTGCGCGATTCGCTGCGCGGCCTGGCTGCCGGGCTGGGCGTGGCGGCTTTCGGGGCCTGGGTGAAGTCCTCGGTCGACGCCGCGGACGCTCTCGACGAGCTCAGCGAGAAGACGGGCCTGACGGTCGAGCGGCTGTCGGAGCTGCAGTACGTGGCAAAGCTCTCCGGCGCGTCGTCCGAGGATCTGAACAAGGGGCTGCGGGCGCTGGCCAACACCATGGCCCAGGGCGGAGACGCCTTCGTCAACTTCTCGCGCGCGACCGGTGTCACGGTCGACGTGACCAAGGGCCTGGACTCGGTCATCACGCAGCTGGCGACGGGCTTCGCGAAGCTGCCCGATGGGTACGTCAAGACGGCGCTGGCAACAGATCTGCTGAAACGCACCGGCGCCGACCTGGCGCCGCTGCTGTCCCAGGGTGCCGAGGGAATCGCGCGGCTGTCTGACGAGGCGAGGCGCCTGGGGGTGGTGGTGTCAACGGACACTGCGCGCCAGGCCGCCAAGCTCAACGACGACCTCGACCGGCTGAACGCTTCGGCCACCGGCCTGGGCAACGCGATCGCGGCGTCCACCGTGCCGGCCATGGCCCAGCTCGTCACGCGCATGGCGGACGCCACCCGAGAGGGCGGGCTGCTGCGCGGCATCCTGACCGGCCTGGCCGAGGCGGGGAAAATCGCGATTTTCGGCGTCGATCCGACGGAGGTACAGAAGCAGCGGCAGTTCGTGCAGGAGATCAAGGGCGAGATCCTCGACCTTGAGCGGACGATGCAAGGCCGCGGGAAGTTGGGCGGCGGATACCTGGAGCGGTTCATCTATGGTGACCCGGCTGAACAGCAGCGCAAGCTCGCAGAGCTCAAGCGCACCCTGGCCGACGCCCAGCGCGCACTGGCAGGGCTGGAAAACCCGCCGAAGCCTGCCGCAAAGTCTGCGGCTGCCGATCCGTTCGAAGCGGCGCGTCGCGAGGCCGAGGCGCAGAGAAAGCGCGAAGAAGCCCAGCGAGCCGCGCGCGAGGCCGCTCGCGAAGCCCAGCAGGCCGAGGAGCGCGACTACCAGCAGCGGCTCGCGATCAACAAGGCGCTTTCAGACCAAGAGATCCGCCAGCTCGAGGCGCAGTCCGACGCCCAGGCCCGCATCGTCGAGGAGCGTCAGGCAGAGCTGATCAATCGCCTGCAGGAGGGTCCGGAGATCGCCGCTCGTGCGCAGGCCGAAGCCCAGGCGCGCGTCAGCACGCTCATTGCCGGCACAAAGTCCGGCCGGCGCAACGAGGCCTATGAGGATCTGCGCCTGCTCAACAGCGCCTTCGATCAAGGAAAGATCAGCGCCAGCGAGCTGGACGAAGCCTACGGCTCGCTGCGGGACCGGCTGAAGGAGATCGACGGCGGTGCGAAGGGGGCGTCCGAGGCAATCAAGCCGTTTGCCACGGACGTGCAGTCCCAGCTTCGGCAGATTGAAGGTGCGGTCCGAAACTTCGGCAACCGATTCACTGATTCGATCATCGAGACGTTCAAGAAAGGGCGCCTGGAGGCCGGCAAGATCCTCGAAGCGATCGCCGAAGACATTGCCCGGCTGACGATCCAGCAAGGCATTACTGCGCCCCTGTTCAACGCGATCGCACCGACCATCGGGCAGTTCTCGAGCTCGCTTTTCGGTGGCGGCGGTGCGGGCGCTGGCCGGCTGCCGCCGACCAATACGCCGCCCGCCTACGTCCAGACCTTCGGGCCGGGCAAGGCGTCTGGCGGGCCCGTCATGCCTGGTGTGGCCTACCCTATCGGCGAGCGCGGGGCGGAGTGGTTTGTGCCGGCGACGCGCGGCACGGTCGTTCCGTTCGGCGCTGAGCTAGGCGGTGGCATGCGTGTGACGCAAGTCTTCAACATCGCTCCCGGCACCGATGCAGGGACAGTCTACCGTGCCGCGTCTCTCGGCGCCGCGATGGCACGCTCCAGTATCGCCCGAGACGCTCAGATCGGGGCGATGGGATGACGACACTCGCCTGGCCGACCCTCACCATCCGCCCTCAACGCGCGGACTGGAACCTGATCGCGGTCACGCAGACCCACGAAAGCCCGCTCACCGGCGCTGTGCGCACGCAAGCGCTGCCTGGCGCGTACTGGCAGTGTGTTCTCGACTACTCGCACGCCCGCGCCGCCGATGTGCGCACCCTCTGGGCGTTCGTGGCGCGCATGCAGGGCCGCGCCGGACGAGTGGCCGTGCCTACCTTCGGCAACCTCGCTCCGCGCGGCGTAGGCGGCGGCACACCGCTTGTGAAGGGTGGCGGACAGGAAGGGACGTCGTTGCTCATCGACGGTTGCCCGGCGTCCACCACGGGCTGGCTCCTCGAGGGAGATCTGTTCCAGGTGGGCGAGTACGTGCACATGCTCACCGGCATTGCCACCACCAATGGCGCGGGCGAGACGACACTGCAGTTCTACCCTGAGCTGCGCGTGCCGCCGGCCGATAACGCGCCCATCACGATTCGAAACTGCACCACGCGGATGATGTTCATGGCGGACCAGCAAGGCACATCGTACGTGCCGGGGCCGCTCACGCCGTTCGTGCTTACGCTGCGCGAGGCCTTCTGATGGCGCGCGCGATGACGGCCTCGGCGGAAGGCGTGATCACGGCGGAGCACGCGAACGTGTGCGTTTTCGTCGAGATGGAGTTCCCGAGCGGGTTCCTGCGGTTCACCAATGCGGGCCACGGCATCACGTGGAACGGTGTGCGCTGGCTGGGCGCCGGCGCGCTGGCCGGCCTTGAGCCCATCACCGAGGTCGCCAGCCCGCAGGCCGCCGCGCTCAACGTGCGATTCAGCGGCATCGAGACCGCGTACCTGTCGGCCATCCTCAACGACCAGTACCAGGGAAACCCGGCGCAGATCTGGATCGCTCCGCTCGGCACCGACATGCTGCCGGTGAACGACCCGGTCCTGGTCTTCGAGGGGCGCCTGGATCAGCCGATCGTCACCATCGGCGACACGGCGGAGATCCAGATCAGCCTGGAGAACCGGTTCGCGGACTGGGATCGGCCCCGTCTGCGCATGTACTCGGACGCGGACCAGAAGGCCAGATTCCCGGGTGACCGGTACTTCGAGTATGTCGCCTCGCTGGAGTCGGTCTCGATCACGTGGGGGACGTATCGCGGACCGGTGGCGCCGGACCCGCTTAAGGTAATCAACCGCACCGTCGACCGGTTTGGCAAGTACGCGTTGCCGGCGTATCTAAATCGCCCCGTGCTTACGGCGGCGCGTAAGGTCGGCGACACGATCGCCAAGGTGTTCGGCTGGTAATGGCGGCTTCCCAGGAAACCCAAAGCCTCAAGGGTCCTGCGATCGCATCTGCGCTCGCCGCGGCTGTCGCGTGGTTCACTCCTGGTGGGCAGGTGGCCGCGGCGTTCCTCACGACCTTCGCGACCAGCTATGCCCTGCAGGGGAAGGCGTCCCTGCAGGACGTCGCCGAGCGCAAGTCCAACATTCGCAGCGCCCAGGCGCCGCACCGGATCATCTACGGGCACGCATTCGTCGGCGGGGTCTGGGTCAACGCGCAGGTCACCGGGGCCGACAAAGAGTTCATGCACATGATTCTGGCGGTTGCCGGAACCGAAGTGCATAGCATCGGGGATGTGTGGTTCGAGGATGTCCGGGTCACGCTGGACGGTAGCGGCAACATCACGGCGCCGGCCAACCTGGCCGGCCTGGCGACCATCCGAAAGCGCACCGGTGCGCCGGGGCAGGTGGCCGACTCCGCAATGACCAGCGAGAGCGGCGGCCTCTGGACATCGTCGCACGTCGGCAACGGCATCGCCGACATCTACGCCAAGATCAAGTTCGATCAGGACAAGCTCTTCTCGCTGCCGACGGTTCGCGCGCTGGTCCGAGGTCGCAAGTGCCTCGATCCGCGGACGGGGCTCACTCGGCTGACGATGAATCCGGCGATCATCCTGCGCGACTACCTGACGGCTGATTTCGGCATGCAGATGACGTCCGACGAGATCGACGTCACGGCCCTTAACGCCGCGGCCGACGCGTGTGACGAGTGGGTGGCGTTCGATGCCGGTCTCTCGATCTCGGTGACCGCGGATGCGGCCGCCGACACCTTTGCCACGACCGCGGAGGAATCGCGGCTTTCGACGGGCGACCGCGTCCGAATCGTTGCCACCGGCGTGCCTGCCGGCCTGGCGGCCGGGACAGACTACTACCTGATCCGGGTGGACGGCAGGACCTTCCAGCTCGCAGCGGACTACCAGTCCGCCATCGAGGGGACGCCTGTTGGGTTCACGAGCAACGGGGCAGCGGTCACGTTCGCGTCGATCCACCAGCGCCGGTACACGCTGAATGGCTCAATCACGCTCGACCAGGCGCCGAAGGACATCGTCGAGGACATGCTCGGCGCAATGGCCGGCAACCTGGTGCACGTCGCCGGCAAGGTCTACATTCACGCCGGGGCGTACGTGGCGCCCACCATCACGATCACGCCGGACGATCTGCGGGGGCCGCTCACCCTGCAGAATCGCAAGCCGCGCCGGGAGTTGGTGAACCAGATCCGCGGCAGTTTCGTCGACGCCTCCCGCTTCTGGGTTCAGTCGTCGTATCCGCCTGTCGGCAATGCGGGCTTCATTGCCGACGACGGCGGTGTCACCATCGAGCGCACACTGGATCACGCGTTCGCGACCGACACGACCCGCGCCCAGAGGCTTGCGAAGATCGCGCTGCAGCGATCGCGCGCCGGTGGGCTCTCTCTGAGGCTCAACCTCAGTGCGTTGCGCCTGCAGGGCTTTGATACCGTCGCCGTGACCATCCCGCAGATCAACCTCAGCGGGGCGGTGTATCGGATCGTGAAGCTCGACATCGTCGGCGACGACGGCGGAATTGGCGTCGATCTGTCGCTGCAAGAAGAGTCGGCCGCGCACTACGCCTGGAGCGCGTCGGATGCCGTTGCCCCGCCGACCGTGCCTCGGCTGGATGTGCCGGCGTACGCCCAGGCGCCTGCCGCGCCGACATCGCTGACTTTGGCCAGCGGCAATGCGCAGCTGCTCCAGGGCGCCGATGGCGCGGTCATCAGCCGCATTCAGGTGTCGTGGGCTCGTGCTGTCGAGCCCAACCTGAGCGGGTACGAGATCCAGTACAAGCGCGCCTCGGAGTCCGCGTACAACAGCCTGACGGCCGATCGCGACGCCACCTCGGCGTGGATCGCGCCCGTCGAAGATGGCGTCACGTACGACGTGCGCGTGCGAGCCCTTGCGGCGCCTGGCGCCCGGCGGTCGGCGTGGTTGTCCGGCACACATCCCGTCGTCGGGAAGACCGCGAATCCCACGGCTCCGACATCGCTCGCCATCGTCGCAGCGCTCGGTGGATACGACCTGGCCTGGTCTCAGTCGCCGGACGCCGACTACGCGACCTCCACCCTGATGGAGTCCCTGTCCAACGACCTTGCCGCGGCATACGAGGTTGCCACCGTGACGGGCAATCGCTTCTCCCGTGCAGGGCTGCCGGGTGCGGTGACGCGGTACTACTGGGTCCGGCACAACGACCGCAGCGGCAACCAATCGTCCTATTTCCCGGTCAGCGCAACGGCGGGCGTCAGTGCGGTCACGCTGTCGCCGTCTGGCGGTGGCGTGCGAACGGTGACCAATGCCAGTGCGATCACGGCCGGAACCGGGTCTCCACCGCCAGGCGGTGACGACTACTGGGCCGTGTTCTCGAACCACGACGGCAAGATCTGGCGCTGGAGTGCGTCGGCCGGCGCGTACACGAAAGCTGCCGACGGCGGCGACCTGGTTGCGGGCAGTGTTGCCGCGGACAAGATCGCTGTGGCCAATCTGGCGGCCATCAGCGCCAACCTGGGCAGCGTGACGGCGGGTTCGATCGACATCGGTGGCGGCAAGTTCGCGGTCGACTCTGCCGGGAACGCGACGATCCGCAGCGACCAACAACGTCATCCGGGTGTACGACGCCAGCGGCGTGCTGCGAGTCAAGATTGGAGATCTCAGCTGATGAGCTACGGGCTGGAGATCTTTAGTGCTTCGGGCGTGCGGACGCTTTCGGTAACGGCGCGGCTGACTCGGTTGATCTACACCCGGTTTCTGCCGGCCGCTGAAACGTCGTCCGCGAGCGTCTCCGGTTTCGATGCCGCGACATGCGTGGCAATGGTGGTGCCTCGGCTTCCGTCACTCACGGCATCGAGTAGTCGCGTTGGACACAACATCACCATATCCGGGACGACCATCTCCTGGACTCCGGGCAGCGCGAGCTTTCGCGCAGACTCCGATTTGCTGGTGTTCGCGTACCAATGAGCTTCGGAATCGAAGTGCAGAATGCCTCCGGGAACATCGTGATCGATGGGCAGTTCCGGAATCATGCTGTCGTCGCCAGTGGATCGGGCACCACTGCGTCCCTCGGCGGGTTCGTGTTGGATTCCAAGGTATTCAAGGCCACACTCGGCTCGCCGATTGCCCTGTCTCGCAGCCCGATGATCTGGGGACGCATCGGATCGGACAGTGCCTACATGGGTCTCGTGGGGCTGGAGGTCAACGGATCGTCCGAACTGACGGGGTTCTGGATCGGCAGCGACAACGCTTTCGGCGCCGGGCCGGCGCGGACTGTTGACTGGCAAATCACTGCCGCATCCGTTGCGGGAAGCGGTGCGGCCTATGGGCTTCAGGTGTTTGATTCGGCCGGCGATCGCGTATTCGATTCCGGGTTGGAGTATCTCGACATCGCCCATGCGTCGTCAGTGTTTACGCTGACGGACTCAGGAACCACGCGCACTTATTCGACGCTTGCCAATCCCTGGTTCAACCTTTCGGCCCTGGCCTATCTGCGTACGACCAGCCCCAGCGGTGACGACACCCACTGGGAATGCGCAATGGTGGCGCGTACTTCATCGACCTCGTCCATCGTCGCGATCACGCTTCTTCTACTCCGCGATCGGTGGCGGGTCTCAGCAGCGTCAGCTGGTGCTTGCGCAATGACACTTAAAGGACGGGTGATCGTGAAGATGCTGAGGCTCAAGGCCATGGGCTTTCTGTGTGGCGTGGGCTTGTTCGTCGGGTCGATGGCGCTTGCCGGCGGGGAGGTCGTGATAGATCAGTGGGAGATCGAGCACGCGCTCATTCCGCTGTTGCTGCTGATTGTCTCTGCTGCCGCGTGGTTCATCCGTCAGGTCGACCGCCGACTCTCGAAGTTGTCGGACCAGATGTCGTCGGTGTCGTCCCGGATATCGCACATCGAGGGCAAGCTCGATATCTCGCAGACCGGAGGGCACCAGCGATGAGCGGATTCGCCGGCGCAATGTTCGGCGCGATCGTGTTTGCAGTGGTAGTCGTAGTCCTGGCTTGGTGGCTTGCCCGGCCGCGGCCGCTGAAGCGACGTGGTAAGCGATCGCGTCCGTGATCGGCTGGCGCTGATCGCCGGGCGGGTGCCCGACGGTGACGCCGACTCCACTGAGCCGCTCCTGGCTGCGTGGGGGGATGTGCGCGTCAGCATGGAAGACGCGGACGAGCTCCTCGCCGCCATCGAGGCGGCGGACTGGATGTGTGATCTGCTGGAGCAACACGGTACAGAGCGAGCGTGGTCCATGCTGAAAACCTACATCCGCCTTCTGTCTGTCCCGTCGACCATGGAGACGCTGCAGATGATGCAAAGCACTACGGAGGATTCCTGATGCTGCCCGCACTGATCGCGCCGTTGCTCAAGGGGGGGCTCACGCTCCTGGCCAACGCGGCGCTTGTGAAGGGGAAGGACTGGATCGAGGAACGGACCGGTGTATCCCTTGACCGGCCGCTGTCCGACGAACAGCTCGTGAAGCTGCGCCAGTTCGAGCTTGAGAACGAGCGTGAGCTGCTCAAGCTGCGCCTCGAAGAGAACAAGCTGGACGCGGAAGTGTTTCGGGTCGAAGTGGCTGACAAAGGCGACGCGCGGAAGCGGGACGTGGAGTTTCTTCGCGCCGGCCGGCGGAACTACCGGGCGGACGTGATGTTCCTGCTGGCGGTTCTCATGATCGCTGGCTTGGTCTGGATTGTGTGGAAGGACCCGGGCATCAACGAGTACGTAAAAGGGATATTCACTCTCGTTCTTGGCCGGTTCTTGGGCTACCTGGACAACATCTACAACTTCGAATTCGGGACCACGAGGGGCTCGCAGAACAAGGACGACACCATTAAGCAGCTGACGGGAGGGCGGACATGAGCGCGCTGATCGCGGCGCAGGCAAAGTTCTTGGCGGACGCGGCACGGCTCATTCTCTGGTGTCAGGAGCGGGGCTGGGTGGTCACCGGTGGCGAGCTCCACCGTACCGTGGAGCAGCAGCAGGCCCACATGCGGGCCGGCCGATCCAAGACAATGCAGTCTCTTCACCTCCAGCGCCTGGCCATTGACCTCAACATCTTTGTGGACGGTCGGCTGACCTACGAGCGGACTGTCCTGGCCCCTGCAGGGTTGTTCTGGGAGTCTTTGGACCCGCTCAACTCCTGGGGCGGAAACGGGGTGAAATTCGTGGACACCCCTCATTTCTCCAGGGGTACCGGTCGGCCTGAGTTTCGTCGGCTGACGTAAAGGCGCATACTGGCAGGCCGTCGTCGGCGCCCGTGGTGGCGACGCGTGGGGTGGCTGAGGAATGTGTCAGGGTGTTGACACCCTCCAGGGCCGCTGTCAGAATCGCTGTCTCAGTTGCTGACGCGCCTCATCGCAGACGAATACGTCTCCGGTGTACAAAGCGCGCCCCCGCAACCAACTTTAGAGACGCTCCGGCCGCTACTGCGGCCGTTGTCGTTTCTAGCTCGGCGAACGTGCCGTCCTCGCCCGTGGTGATCACTACGCGGCCCAGCAACTCCCCCAGAATCTGCCTCGCCTTGCCGATGTCGCTCGACACGGCGGCCCCGAGATCCGCCAGAAGTTCGCGGTAGGCGGCCACCACGGCGTCAGGGTCAATGTCCGGCCCACGAGCTGCTGCCGCGGCGGCGGACATCCGAACGGCGGCCAGCTCGGCCTCGGTCCGGCGCAGCCGGTCGGCCAGGGCTTCCGACACGCCCACGGTCGCGATCGCGTCCACCACCCGCGTCACTTCTGCCTCGAGGGCCTTTATTCGCGCCTTCGCTGCGGCCTGGTCGGCCTGGCCGGTCTGCCCCTGTTCGGCCACCAGGCGGGCGACCTCTGCCCTCATTTCTGCGACCGACTCCGGCGCGAGTAGCATCTCGCGCACCTCGGCCAGCAGTCGGACCTCGGCCACGTCTCGGCGCACCAGGGTTCCCTGGCAGACTGCCGGCCCCCGGTCTTTCCGGGCGGCGCAGCCGTACGCACGAGCTGAGACCGCCACCATGGCGCCGCCGCACCGGGCGCAGGTCATCAATCCGCCCAGCAGGGTCATCGGCCGGGGGCCGGCGCCTCGACCGCCACCCTCCCGGCGTGGGGCTTCGAATCGCGCCCGGACGGCTTCCCAGAGTTCCTGGGGCATGATCCGCAGCTCGGGCCGCTCGACAATCACCCACTCCGACCGGGGCCGGTCAATGCGCTGCCGTCGCTTCGTGTCCGGGTCCTTCACCCACATGGACCGGTTCCAGATCAGGCGACCGATGTAGGCCTCGTTGTGCAGGATCCCGCTGCCCTTCGCCGGTGAGCCGTAGAGGGCGGAGACCGCCCAGGTACCGCCTCGAGGTGACGGCACGCGCCTGGCGTTCAGGTCGGCGGCGATCCGCTGGCCAGACTGGCCGTCGGCGTACGCCTGGAAGATCTCGCGCACGAGCTGGGCCTTGGGCTCGTCGATCTCGATCCGGGACCCGTCCGGGCCTGGAACGCCCCGGTAACCGAACCCGATCCCGCCGGCGGCCATGCCGCGCTGCACCTGGCCCTGCAGGCCTCGGTGGGTTTTGTGGCGAAGGTCGTCCAGATAGACCTCATTGATCAGGCCGCGCATGCCCCTGTGGAGCTTGCGGGCGCTGCTCTCGGAGTCGTACCCATCGGCGACCCCCAGGATGCGGATGCCGCGATGCTCCAGCCGGCGGACGATGGTCTCTTGCTCGACTAGGTCACGGGATAGACGGTCGAGGCCCTCGAGGAGCAGGGCCTCGATTCTGCCGGCCAGGGCGTCAGCGAGTAGAGCTGCGCCCCCGCGCCTGGCCGCCACCGGCGTGCTGCCGGAGGTGCCTTCGTCTTGGTGGAGTGCTACGACTTCCCAGCCGCGTGCAGCAGCTGCTGCCCGGCAGACCCGGGCCTGGTCGTCTATCGAGGTTTCGCGCTGCTTCTCGGTCGAGAAGCGGGCATAGATGGCGGCGCGCACGGGGCGGGGCTCCTCACGTGTTCTAGGGCTCGCGCTGCCAGGAGTCGGATCAGGGCCGACCGGGCGGCGCGCTGTTTCGGTGTAAGCATCATGCCTGAGAAGCCGGCGGCGTCCAGTTGTCCGGCAGCCGCAGCGAATCCGGCTTCACGTGCCGCTCGACGATTTCGCCTCGCGTCGTCTTCACCCGGATCGTGACGCGTTTGCCGGATTCAGAGATGCGAGCAACCGTCACAACGGTCGGCAGGACGTACCCGTACCCTCCGCGCGGCTGGTGCATCCAGACGACCTGGCGGCCGACTTCGAGCTCGTGGCTTTCCAGGTCGCGCATCATCCCTCACCCCCTGCCGCGCTCGACAACGCACGATCAACTCCGTCCGATCCAAAGCACGGAACGCCGTGTTCGTAGTAGTCGCGCCACCGCTCGCTCGTGTAGATGATGTGTCCACACAGTGAGCACTGTTCGCGGCCTAGGCTGACTGTCTTGTACGCCACCCGTCCGCCGTCGCTAGCTTGGTCGGTGTAGGTCTCGCCCGTGACCGGGTGCGTGTACAGCACGTCGTGCCACTGCGGCGGGTGCGCGTGCTGACAGTCGCTCATCCCTCATTCCTTGCCGCGCTCAGCAGCTTGTCCAGGTCCCAGATCTGCAGCCCGAGCCGGTGCGCAATGTGCACCTCGAGGTGCGCGCCGCGGCTGCGTTCCCATCCCGGCAGCAGCGCGATGCCGTCGCAGTCGCACAGCGCCTTGATGTCCTCGCGCATGTAGTCTTCCCACTTCCCGCCGGTCTCGGCGTTGATTTCGGCGGGGTTCACGGCCTCGATGCCAGCGGCGCGCAGCGCCTTCGCGGCCGCGTGGAACGCGGGAAAGTTGAATTCGGGCAGGCCGGTCATCGGGCCGCTGATGTACACGCGTTTCACGCGTTCTCCTGTGTGAACAAGTCCCCGATGGCTTTTCTGGCATGCCGAGTGCGCGCGGCGTTGCTGGCCCGCATCGGAGCGTCTAGCGCGTTGTGGCATGCCTGGCAGAGGGCCTGCAGGTTGTCGTCGCTGCAGTTGCTTGGGTCGGGGTCGTGGATGTGGGCGATGGTCAGCACAATCCGGACGCTGTGCTTGATCTCGTGCGCTGTGACATTCTTGTCGATCAGCGGCCAATGCCGGGCGCGTTCGTCGTACCCGACCACAATCCGGTCTTCGCCCTTGCCGTAGCACCACCAGTAGTTGCCGACGCCGCAGCGCTCGCACCGATGGTTCGCGCGGGCGAGGATCCGCGCACGAATCTCCGGCCAGTTCGCGGGGTACAAAGCCTTCATCTCGGGACGAATGGGCATTCAATGGGCCTTGTGCAGTAGTGGGGCGTTGATCTACTGCTTCGGCCCGTACTTCTTCTCAAACGCCTCCACGGCCTTCAGCGCTTTTGTAGGGTCGTGGAACAAGATCACCGCTTCCGCTTGCTGCGCGGCGGCGTCGATCGCGCGGATCTGGTCCTCGTAGGTTTGCCGCTGCTTCTTGCGCCAGCTTTCGATCGCGGCCATCGCCTTCTTCAGCGTCTCGTTCGCGGCGCGCACGTCCGCCGGAGCGAGCTTGATTTCGTACTCGTTGAGCTGAGTTGTGCGACCAAATCTGTCGTGCTGGTCCGGCGTCGCCGCCTTCGCGTATCGCTGCGCGTTGATCACGCGTTCGCGCAGGTGCTTCAGTTGATCCTTCGTCACGTCCTGCCCCTGTTAGTCGTGAAACGAAAATGGGCACTCCCACACGCCCGCGGTGCCCTTCAGAAATCGGCCGAGCTGCGAGGTCTGCCCGGCCGTCAGTGCCAGGTGCACAAGACCACCATCGGCCACGATCAGCAGCGTCCCGTCGTCTCGAATCGTCAGGGTAAGCGGTGTCGCTTTGTGGCGCGGCGACTCCGCCTGGGTGCCGGCGCCTGGCTTCTGGCCAAACTCCGCGAGCCGTGCTTCTGTACTGGCCAGAATTTCGTCCACGATCGCTACCCGCGAATCGCCCAGGATGCGGGCGTTCCCAAGCGCGATCGCCGCGTCCTGCTCCGCCTTGATCTCCTGCACCAGGTCGGCGACGGTGCCGGTGTTCCCGGCGGTCGGTCCGAGCAACCACTTCATGCCGATCCCGGTCAGCGCCCACAACGCGCACTTCTTGCCGTTCTCCACGGTCTCGCGACAGCTCACCATCTGGTGTCGCCGCTCGAGGTGATGGAGCGCAACCGCGACTTCGTGGTTCGATCCCATCGCTGCAGCGATGCGGATCGTGTCGAGCTTCGCCTCGGCAGCCTCGATGCGTTGCATCGCGCGCAGAACGCTCTCCATCGCTGGCGTCATTCGGCTCTCCCATTCGGTTGCCGCGGAAATGGCCACTCTTTCTCGCTCATCACGCGGGTCGCGGGCTTGTCCGGTTCCGCCGCTGGAACGCGCTGGCGACGGTTGCCGCCTGGTCGCTTCTGCCGTGCGGGCTTTTCCGCCTTCGCGGCGCCGGGGTTCTTGGTAACCGTCACCTTCTCCCCGTTCGCCAGCGTCACGTTCTTCGGCACGCCGTCCTGCAGGCCCGTCAGGAGGTCCGGCACCGCGCGCACCTGCAGCTCGACCTTCTGCTGGAGGAGTTGGCTGAGACGCGCCACGAGCCCGGCCGTCGGGTACACCGTGACGGTGAACTCCACGCCGGCGGCAGGTGGCCCAGGAGCTTGGTCAAATTCTCTGCATCGTTCATCTACATACCCCTCAAAAGGTTTGGATTGGCTTGGTATCAGCCCC